ATCATAGAGTGTAAATGGTGGAAGCAGGGTTTGTCCAACAACAGAACCTGCACCTTTTCTTTTTGCTTCATAAGCCATGTACCTATTTACCCCTACTAATTTAAGGATGTTATTAGTAAGCAGGTCATCGAGCTTTGTAGGTCTACCATACATTGTATCTTTAATGACATCAGTAGAAGCATTGGCGGCCATAAATACTGCCGAAAGAGATGCTAGTTTCTTTACTCCTTCTGTGGCTAAACTTGCGGCTTGCCCTTTTTTCCCTTGATCGTAAAGGGCTTTAGCTTTCTGAATATCATCCACCCCTGCTTGGCGAAAAACATCAAACTGCTTAATGGTGAAACTTTTAAGCATATACGCAATTCGTCCATTTCCTGACCGTGCGTAAAGCCCAGGCATCTCAGTCATAGTCGCAGGATTCAAATCTAAAAACTTATACCATACTAATTCTTCTACAGACTTAGGTAAATCCTTAGAGTTTGGGTTACTCTGCTGAAGGTCTCTTACGATTACTTTAGCTCGATCACCAAAGGCAGGCTTTAGTTCTTCGATAAGCGCCCTTGCGTCCTTATGTGCTAGTTGCTTTTGCTTCCGCCACAATGAGTTCATCAGTGTATTCTTTGCAAACTGATCTAATCTTTTTAGCTGTGTAACCGTAAAAACTTTATCTAGGGCCGCTTGTGTAAAACCTGCACTTCCGATCAAATCAATGTTGGCATCATTTAGACCAAAGTGTTTTACAAAATCAAACTTGCGATTGAAGATAGATTTAAAGGTATTATCAAATCCAGCAAAATGTACGGAGTAAGCGAAGTCTCCTAACTGAGTTATGGCGGACCCGAAGTTACCCATAGTGGAAATGTAGTTTAAATTCTTAATAGCTTGAAAAGCAGAACCCACACTTGTGCCACTAAACCTAGATGAAATTAATTTCTGTAAAGCTTCAACATCATCTTGCGATAGGTTATTTTCTTTTTGTAAACGATTTACTACTGAGGCAATACCTTCAGACGCTTCCATCTCAACCCCTAAGTCTGCCCCTATCCTGTCCTTACTTCCCTCAAAGCCTACTTCTTGCGTAGACTTTGGTTTTTTGTAAAAGAAATTTCTTCTCTCTGTAGCTTGAACCATACGCTGAATATACTCAACTAATGCGTCTCCCGGTTTTTTGTACCCTGGTTGCATTTCTCTTGTAACCTCTGCGATCTTTCGAGTCTTCGTATTCCCAGGACTCATACCTGCTTGTAAAGGAAATCCTCTCAAGACACGGCTCACTACTTCGCTGGCTTCACTATCAGTAATTGCGTCAACAATGCCGTTGTAGTTTTTATCTGCATATTTTTTCAATGCCCTATCAATATCATTCTTAGAGGATTGATCGAGAGATCCATCAAGTGCTTTACGAAAACTTTTGTAATCTTGGATGATTCGCGGAAAGTACTCTTCTAAATATCCAACATCAAGCCCACCTCGTTCGCGGGCATAAGTTCTTACTTCGTCAAGCACTACTCGCATTTCCTTCATTTGTTTTTTAATTACATCTGAAGCATTTAATTTATCTAAAATGTCTTTGGTAATATCATTGTAACGCCCATTGAGTAAGTGGTTTTCAAATAACTCTTGATACTCTTTTTTGTTTTTAAGTAATCCGTTCATGGACTTTAAAAACGGCGCACTCCGATTAATGTACTCAGCAGTTCTTTTATTTACCTCACCATCGTGCGCTCTAACAGCCCTCAAGATTGCAGGGTTTATATTACGAAGTTTCCGAGACAAGGGTGACAAGGCATCACTTACTATTTCCCTAAAATTTCTATAAGTTTTTTCAATAGCACCAGGAGGAGTGAATGCGTTCTTCTGTAATTCCTTTTTAACAAACTCTTCTTTTACAATAGTAGGCTCAATAGAGTCAGGGTTTCTCCTGGCTTGTGCCTTCATGTTTTTGTATTTATTGCTTTTAAAGAAACTTTTAGCGGCCTTATAACCCAGGGTGCTTACCGCTAGTACAGCTAAAAGGTGAGCGCCATCAAAGCCTGCTTTCATCATCTCATCCTCGTCATCCATATACATTGACAATACAGCAGACGCTCCTGCCCCTGTGCTTAATAACCCGGTAATAAGGTCATGCTTCTCCATGAACTTTTTAGTCTTTGGATTTTTAGCGGCTCGACGGGATAACTCTTCGAGAGCTTCATTATTTCCGCCATAATATTGCTCAAGCAGTTCCCCTTTCTGCATAGACCGAAAGCCTTTTTGAATTGTGTTTTGTGTAAGTATATCACTCCTACCTTGAGGGGTGGTAAGGTCCAAAGGAATTTCATTAGGGTCAACCTGTACCTTAGTGTTTTCAGCTTTTCCTTTAATAGCTAACTGCTCTAACTGCTTGGCTAACCTTATACCCTGAGTTGTATTTCTTGATGCTCTTTCAGCTAATACGGTAAGCGCTTGAATTTTCGTTTGCTCATTTGTTTGTGATGACCTTATGATATCAATCAACTCAGGTGTCTCATAGTGCCTTGGGTCTGTAACATCCTTCCCTTTTTTATTAGTTACATTTGCAGGTTTTGGATCAGGCTTTGGCTTCTTCCCTTTAGCACGCACCTTGGCATCTGAGTTATTTTTAACTGTAGCTTTGGTGACACCATTGGCGATTGCCTTGGTTGCCTTTTTATTTTTAACCCCAAATGCCGAAGCTACTGCCGCAAGAGTTATCCCCCACCCTCCAGCTTGGGCTAAATCTTTTTCCTCATCTTCTGATAAGGTAGCGGCAAATCCTGCCAATCCAACTGTGGCGGGCAAGATATTGTCCATAGTAAATGGGCCATCCTTTGAGAGCGGGAGAAAAGAGCGTGAATTTATTCCATGCTTCTTCTCAAGTGATCGCTTTTCGGCTATGAGTTTTGGGTGTGATGAGTTGTTAGCTGGTTTCTTTCCAAAATATTTTGCATGTATATTGACGAGAGATTTGATGTCAGCATCAAGCAAAAAATCCGCATCGCTTTTTTCAACCTGAGTACCGTAGAAAAATCTTTTATTTCTCAATCCATCTTCAAGCAATTCTTCAAGGTTATGCTTTTTTAAGGTATCCAAAGCTATTGCTACCTTAACCTCTGAGTCACCCGCATCTATTCTCAAATTTTCTAATATATCATTTACAAGATCAGATTTTCTTTCATCAGAGGTTGAAGTTAAACCTTGTATCGTTACATTACCTTTATTTTTGTGTTTGAGATAAAATTCGACATTGTCTTCTTGCCTTCTGCGCCATTGTTCAAGCTCAATAGATTGCAACTCTTTATCTACTTTATGTAATTTTTTACCAAACTTTATCTCATCTGAAGATGTTTTTATTTGGGAATCTAGCTGGCGGCTTTCTTTAAGTTTACTAAGTCTTAATTTCTCAAGATCTTTCCTGTTAAGTTTTCTTAGAGATGTATCAATGACGAAAAAAGGTTCTTGCGATAAGTCACTATACATCTTATCCAACTCTTTATCTATTTCCCGCAGTCTTTTAGTAGCGGGCAGATTTAATTTTGCCGCTTCACCTTTTGCAATGACAGGATTTACGCCTGTGAAAATTTCACTATCGTTGGCAATCTTTTGCTCGAATAGATTCTTCAGTGATTGTATTTCGGGCGTTGTATCTTGAGTCTTGGCTAACTTCTGAATTTGCTCATTTGTTTCTAATAATAGCTTGGACTCAATTCCACTAAGTAATCCTTCTGCATATTCGCGGGGAGACATTGCATCAAGTACCTCTGCCTCCACTAATACCGCATCATCCCCTGGTCTTCCTACACGGTTGGTTAATTGTTTTTGCTGTGGTCCAGGTAACCCGCGAGGTCCAGGAAGTTCTGCTTGATCAAGCCTATTCAGCCTTCTTGGTCCAAGTGCGTTGTTTGTAGCCAATCCGGAAGTTGTGGTCAGTTCGTCAACCACAGGGTCATTAAATATTAATTCACCTCGTTTATCGCGGAATGTGAAAAATCCAATCTTTTGAGTGGGGTCAAAGTTGCTAGGTCCACCCGCCTCTTGTACGGCTTCTTGTACAGCATCAATAACTTCATCTCGTGGCATATCCTTTTCGACATTTACCCCTGTAGTTTTACTAAACCACTTGGCTTCCACCGCACCCATACCACCACCAAAAACGCCACCAAATAATAACGATGTGGCTACCTCTTTATCTGTAGGTAACCTTCCCTCATCTATTATAGTACGAGCCGCTACATCTGCACCTGAAAGTCCCGCCCCTTGAGCGGCACGGATCGCAGTTTTAGTTGCCATACCTGACTTAGCGGGAGTGCCTAGTGGGATACCGCTCAATATCGTAGAAGCGCCTAACTCACCGATCCCAATATCATCTTGTAGGCCACGGGAGATACGGTATTTCTGTGACCAATAATTACCTAAGAATCCACCTGTTCCACCACCTACAGCTACCCCCACAGGTCCAGCAATTGAACCCGCTATATTACCTGCAATAGCAGGAATTACATCAAGCCCAATCATGATGGCAGTTTCTGTTCCCGTCATTGGAGCATTTCTTTTTAACTCCCTTGCAGAATTATCACTTCCAAACAAATACTGAATATTAGGGTCTAGCTCTACCTGTTTCTGAGGAGAGCCAAATGTATAAGTTTGATTTGGGTCGAGCATATTAATTAGAGATTATTTGGGTTTAAGGCATAAATGGGAAACCTGCTCCACCCACACCTGGGGTGTTCATGTATTCTTGCTGGGTCTTTTGTCTTAATTTAATTTTCTTCAACTCTTCTTCTTCCATTTGTTTTTTCTTCACTGCGTCTTGATATTTGAGCATTTGCTCAACTGTCACTACCCCTGACTGACCTGTTTCTTGGTTTACGAAAGAGACAGGAGAGTTAAGTGTTAATTCCGCAAGTTTCTTTTTTATATCTTCTTCTTTAATTTGTAACGCACGCAGTTGGTCTGATTGCAAAACTTCTGAATATTCATCAGGGTTCTCTTTATACTCACCGTAAGTTATTTCTTTATCCTCACTACCAAGACCAAAGACACCATTAGTCCTTACCTTTATTGAAGTCTTATTAAGCTCAGGTAAGACATTCTGTAACTCTTTATATTGCTTATCTACTTCTTGTGGTGGCGGTTGATTAACGCCTAAAAGTTTAAAAGCTTCCTGTGCAGTTCTTAGCTTGGTGTAATCAATCTGCGCTTCCACCATCTGTCTTCTTGTTAAATCATTTTGTTGCTTATACGCGGCATCGTTTTCCACTATGTTAGTTTTCGCTTTAGATTGTCGAATTTGATCATCACTTGTAGCTTCGTTAATATTGTGAGCGAGTTTATTAGCCGCAAGTTTAAGATTCGCATTATCCATCATTAAGGCTTTTATTTCCTGCTCTCTATCTGCGGTTAAATAAGCATTTACATTATCAAAGTTCTTCATGGCTCCTCGGCCTTCTTGTATGGCTTTTAAGTCCTTACCAATAACAGGATCATTTTGCATTACTAGTAAACGCTCTGCCCCCCCAGGTTGTTTGGTCATTCTAGCTATGGTGCCACTAAATGATGCTTCTGCTTTATCCCGCTTCTCCTTATTCAGCCCGTACTGCTGTATCATACCGCCGATTTGTGCGCCCATGTTGGCAAACATTTGCCCTTGGGTTTCCCCTGCCCTTGCGAGCAGGTTGGCGGCGTTAGCGGTTGAGCCGAGTGCGGAACCGTAGTTCCCTGAAAAGTAAGGTCTTCTTGCCATGATTATTTATCTCCTTATTTTTGAGTCCATCCATTTGCGGATGATCGACTTAATGCGTGGTTTATCGCTTACCCAATTTGCGAATCGTTCGCCGTAATCTCTGTAGAGTTTAAAGAACCAACCTGGGGATTCGGTAAACATCCACTCGCGGAATTGTAACCATGCAGGGTTGGTGGGTCCGTATACTTCGCGGGCTACCCAGCAGAACCCGGAAAGTAATGATTTGCCGCCTCCAGCCGCAGAACCTGCCCCCATAAGCGCACCTCCACCTAATGCTCCTAGTCCGCTCATTAAGCCACTAAACCTAGCGGCATCTGCACCCACTTGTGCGGCATACATATTAGCATCATTGGCGGCCATCTGTGAAATGTACCCTAGTCCTGCTTCGGGGTTGAGGTATTGTGGCCCACTCGATAACCCGTAGCCCGCTTGTCCAAATACTCCTTGCCCTGCTTGTAGGCTTCCTCCACCCGCCCTGCCGAGTATTGCTTGAAAAGGGTCAAGAGTATGTTGTTCCTCAATTTGCGCGAGGTTACCAACAGCGCTTATGTAATTACCTAAACCCTGTTGGCGGAGTGATTCGTTTAAGCGTTCAGCATCCATCTGTGCGCCTACTCCGAATTGGTTGGCTTGTTGTTGTTGCCCTTGGTTTATGGTGGCGGCTCGCATGGCGGCATCTGCATCGAAGGCGGAGGCTTGTTGGTCCATCTGTGCCTGTGCTAAATTCGCCTGCTGTTGCAGTCCTGCCTGTTCGCTTTCCTGTGCCATACCACGGGTAATATCGCCCTGCTGTAAACCTGCTTCCTGACCAAGCACGGATTGTGCAAAACCACGGTTTTGCATTAGTCGATTATTATCCTCCGCGACTAAAGCCTGTGCTTCTTCAATGGCACCGCTTTGGTCAAAAGTTCTGCCCATAAGGGTAGACCTTGCACGGGCGGCATTCGAGATATTTGCTTGCTCGCGCTCAGTGAGTCCTGAGTCTAGTGCGGTGCGGGCATCACCTAAAAGTGCTTGCCTTAAGGTGTCACCTTCACGGCCTAACTCTTGGTCGAATTGAGTATTTGCTTCTAACTGCAAAGGGTCTGCCACGGTGGCGGCGGTCATGGTCTGCCCGGTTACATCGCCTCCATAGGTGCTATCTGCGGGGATGGTAATCGTGGGATCACCGGATGTAAGGTTTTCCTTTTGCTCCTCAATTAAATCCCTTGCGCCTTGGATGCCTGTAGTTGTGGCAGGCTTGTAATCCTCCATGACATTCTGAAACCTGTTGGACAAACGCTCCACATCCGCAAGGTCGGCCTCGCGCTGGCGGGAGAGGTTGCCGCGTTGTATGTCTTCTGCCATCGCGGAGAGGCCAAGAAATTTACCCGTCTCATCAAACCCTGCCTGGCGGTTACCGGTTTGCACGGTGATTGACTCGCCTACTTCTGATGCGAGTCCTGCGGTGACATCTTCCTGCGTCGCTTGGCGGGTGGTAAACTCTTGTACATTACGGCGGTCACCGAGAAGGTCAATCATACCGTCTTCATCGCGGATGGTAACCGTCTGCCCTTCCTCTAGGGCTTCTCCGGTGTAGGGGTTTTCAAAGGTAAATTCTTGGGCTACTGCTTCTTCTCCACCTGTGTCGATGGTTTGTTGGAGGGTGTTAAGCTCTACGGTTGTTTCTTGAATTATATCATCAAGAGATGGCGCTGGGATTTGCTGGCGATTCGAGTCTAAGGCCATACTAGACCCATTGAATAAAACTTCTTTTCCGTTTACGGTATTATATTCTTGGCCACCTATTCTTTCAGTGATACCTCCCGTTTCAATATCTACTAATGCAAATGTGGGTTTTATGCCATTAGGCATGACAGGGTTGCCACTTCTACTAGGGGCAGGGTTTCGCCCTTCAGATATCTGCACCATTTGATACCTCCCACCACCTGCGGTCTGTGCTTCCCCGTCCTCACCTCTTACAACCTCCGCACCTGCGATACCAAACTTCCCGGTATCCGGGTCACGCTCAACTTGTATCTCTCTTTGATTGCCAAGAAGGGTCTGACGCAAAACATCGGTGTCAGTCTGTGCGGTTTGTTGGCGTATGGGAGCCTCTACTTCTCGGATAATATCACCGAGGTTACCTCCTGCGAATCCGGCATCGGCATATATATCAGCAAAATCACCCTGCCCTAGCAGTTGCTCCATTTGCGCCTTCATGGCATCTGCCATGCCTTCGCCATAGGTGGGTTGTGCGGGTGCGTTGTAACTTGGTCCTGACATAATTTATTTCCTCCGAGATATTTTATTTAAGTCGTAAAATTTGATGGGTCTTTTTTTGTTCTGCCTCGCCCAACCAACATAGGGGAGTTTGAAGGGCATAAGGTTAATCCAATGCTTTACGCATTCTTCCCCCACCGCCATGTGTACAAACCAGGCGTTGGGTTTTAAAGTACCCCATTGTTCTGCTGGCGGGGTGTCGCTGTCCTTATCCACGGTCTTCGCCAGGATAAAGCTTGTGGGGGTCTTGTGCATATATCCATAGGTGAGGTAGGTGGATATATCCGAAAACATATCCATCCCGCACTCTTTGTATAAACCACTTACTCGTTCCATGATATTCATGACTGCACCTCCTTGGTTGGAATGTCCCCTTCGTACCCCATGAGCCAAAGCACAAAGATGCGGTGAATACCGTCTGCCACTTTGCCGTCCTTTAAGAGGATGGGTTCTTTTATGCCATTATCCTTTATATCCTTGGCAAGTGCAAAGAGTGGGAATGACTCCCGTGCCACACGATCCCAATCCACGGAGTGTGGACCTGCTTTGAATAATTCGTCTGCCTTCATTCTGCCATTAGGTATTCGTCTGCATCGGATGCACTAACCGCACTTCCCAAGTTTATACGCAACCAATTTGTGCCGTCATCTACCGCAAGGCAGGGGTTGCCTCCATCGCCATTGCTTACATAAACCACCCTTCCCGCTGTGCCATTACTTGGCAATTCGCTGACGGTGAAATTCTCCAGGGTAACACTTGTTTCCGTAATGGAGGGTATGGTAACGGTTGGTTCACCTAGTTGGTTTAACCCGGCAGGGTCAAGCTCCACACCTGTGTCGAAGGTAAAACCTCGTGTGACTAATGCGGTAATAGCCATTACTCGATGGTCCTCCTGGCGTTGGCTCCGCCTGCTATCGCTTCCAATGCGACATGGCGAAAGCTAGGTGACCCTGTGCTTACATCAATCTCGACATTTGCGGCGTAACCTCTCGCGCGTCCACTGCCAAAGCGTATGAGCTTTTCCTCGCTCGATGTCGCGTTCTCGGTGTGTACGGTGTTTGTCCGGTCCGGGTCGGTTGTGTTTACCTTGATCGTGAACGCATCCCCGTCGCTCACCTCGCATCCGAGTTGTCCCCGCTTCCAACTCTTTACATCCACACTCCCCAGGGTGAAGGAGCGGGTCTTCAGCTTGGCGGTTATTGCGGTGCTTGTGGTGGTGGCGTTCCCGATTGTTCCCGTGATGTCGGTGGCAGCTTCCTCGACTAAGTGCCATCCTTTGTCGGAGACTGCAAAGAGTCTGCGTTTGGTTGGGTTACTGCCGTGAAGAACGGTAACGAAGTCATCGATTACAAAGCCTGCGGGAAAGGAATCTACAGAGGTCCATGCGGTGTTTAATATATCGTATATAAAAACTTTATTGTTGTCGGTGGATGAGCCTGTGGGGACTGCGAGATAGTACTTGTTGTCAAATACGATACCACACGCCTTGTCGGCGGCGGCATAGTTTACCTCTCTAAATTGATCCTGTATAGGGCGGGATAATGGGATCGCTTCCCCGCTTACCTTTGAGATTGCAACGCCTAAGCCTTTTGCCGGGTCTAAGCCTTGTTGTAGGGTAAAGACACCGTCATCGCTTAGGAAGTATATCTGTGGCCCACTCGCGGCTACACTCTTGCGGGCCACACATCCCCGCTGGCGGGTAATCTCAAATACTCCTGCGGAATTGGTGAGGGCAATATTGTTTATCAAATGGATTGAGTTGCGGAAAAATACGAGTAACTGATTCTCCAGGTATGGGGTAAATCCTACAAGACGATCAGCAGTTCCTCGATTAATACGGAACTGCGATTCTGCGGCGTAAAAGTTATCGGTATCCAAGAGATCCGATGCAATCACGGTGTACTGCGAATCACTTGGCTGGGGAACGATTAAGCGATTACTAAAGAATACACCAAAGTTCGTACTTGGACACTCCACCCTACCCGCAGTGGGGGAAGCATTATTTTTAAGGGCAAAGGCACTAGGGGTAGTGTAGTCACCATCCCACTCCATTGGGTCTTTCCCTGTGCCACGAAACAAAATAAGTTTCTCCATCGCCTGCACAAAGCTTGCGTTGTCTCCACTCGCCACTACTTCACCACCAGGGTACGCAATATCGATACCTGTGTTATTCTGATCGTTCCAAAGTATTACTTTATTCTTGGTCGCGACTGCGATAAATTCTGTCCCCGTGGCAGGATCGCTAAATAAGGTGGATGCAAATACCTGCTCATCTCCGGCATAGGTAAGGGTTACCGCTCCTGCCTTAAACTCCACACCTTTGCGTACAGAGGCGAGATCCCCATCCAAACGCATATTCTCAGATGCCTCCACCGTACCACCCTCAAGCGTTGTAGGCTCCAAGTAGGAATCAATACCGCGAAAACCACGATCCCCGTCTGTGAGGATTTGGTCATCCATGCGGCCTAGTGGTTGATAGCGTGGCATTACTTTTTCTTCTTAATTTCCTGGTAAACTTTAATCGTCATGTAGACGATGGTTATGGCACCGGCGATGCACCCGAATAAAGAGTCCAGGGTAGCAAAGCCAAAGGTTGCCAATGTGCCTCCCATTCCCGTCATGGATACTCGATCAATCATACTCATTTATCTTCTGTGAGGCGATGGCCCGAAATAAAAACCGAGGATTCCCATAAGGGCCGTTTGCCCCATGTACGCCAGGTGTCCGCTACTGAGCGTGATGGGGTCTTGGCTTGCAGGCCAGGAGACGATACCGAACAGCAGTTCTGTCCTGCCTTCTCCATGTGCGTTGGTGATCGATAAGAACTCTGCTTGTGGGAATAAGGTACAGAGCAGGATACAGAGACAGAGAGTGCCAATGCCAATAAAAGCAATAATTCGACGAGAAAAATCCCGGAACTCATTATTACCTCCTTTAGCCAACTCAGCTTGGAGTTTAAGAAAGTTTTCATTTGCTCTGCTTTCCCGTGCCACTTCAAGTTCGTGCTTTTGACGGCGACTCTCAAATAGCATTCCGAACCCACCCTTGAGCATAGCCCCCATAGCCGTAGAACCGCCCCCGGTAAGTAACATAAGAAGTATTTCGCCCATTTCACCTAATAGTTCCGTAGCGGATTTCGTCCATGAGTTCTTCGTGCTTGGCGGTTTGCTTCTCCAAGAATAGAAGACGCATATTCTGCTCCGCATCATCGGGTAATGCACCAAGCTCTCCTCGTGGCCATTTAATACGAAATTCGCTATTCATTTCCACCTCGTGCTTGAGGCGTAGGATCTCCATCTCCAGGGTGTTTAATCGAGCATAGATCAACATCGCTGAGTACACCACGAAGATGGTCCCGCCAAAGACCTTCAGTAAAAACGCCAGCGGAGTCTTTACATTCGTATCCTCGCTGATGTTAGGAGCCATTAGATAATCTCTTCAGCTTTCCACTCAGGACCCGCAAGGATCGTAAGTATCTCGGATTGGGTGTACTCTTGTTTGCCGCTCAAGAAAGAGGGTTTAGCTCCTTCGTATTTAACGAATGTTTTATCCCCTGCTAAATTGTATCTTAGTGTATCCGCTGAAGTCTGCATGACTTGATCAAAGTCCACAGAGCTAACTTCAGATGCGTCTATAATTACATAATTTTTCATATCTACTTACGAGGGTACTGTGGTTGAGTAGGTAGGGGTTGTGTTACCTTGAGTGCCGTTTACGATAGTACCGTTATTTCCGTTACCACTTTGATCTGTTATGGTTGTGCCTGTTCCTGCATTGTCATCTCCCATTCTCCACCAACCATCAGGCGAGTAAGAGGAAAGACTGATAGGCACTCCGCTGTTGTATATCTCAGATATTTGAGTGGCTGTTAATGCATTATTCCATAGGCCTACTTCATCAAACAAGCCTCCTGTCGGGTAAGCTAGCGAACCATTTATTCCTACCCTAAAGTAATCTATGTTTGTACCTGATAATTTTGATCGATTATTAATAGTTACAGTACCACCTAAAGGATGGCTAGAAGCGTTTACTCCGTCTACATAAAACTCATACCCTGTTCCGTTGTGATTAAGAACTATATGATGCCAACCAGCTGCTAAACTTGATCCTGAACCCACATTCCAATTTGTTCTGTAAGCACCGTGATAAAATTGAAGTATCCAAGCAGCATTATTCAAAAGTCCATGACTGAATCCGTTAAAACTTGATCCTGAACCCCACCCCGCAAGGTAACCTGTAGCAGATGCATTCCCCGATTGAATGGGCGTATCTGTATTCACCCAAAGAGATAAACAGCCAAGGGATAAACCTGCTGTTCCTAAGTCACCGAGCATTACATAATCATCTGAGCCATCAAGGTCTACTGAGTAGGTGTTACTGAATGGAGGTACAGTAGGACTAGCGATTATTCCGCTACCAATGCTAGGAAGTATAAGTGCCATCTCTTAGGACGCTGTGTCCCCTGCTAAAACAAAAGTGTCAGCAGCATAAGCCAATAAACTAGCAACTCCATACTGAGCATTGATCTTAGTGTGAGACTGTCTATTGTTAATAGTAGTTGAAGAAGCACTAAAGCTTACTTGTCCTGCTCCTTTCTGCACAAAGCTACAATTGAAGCCTACCCCCAATCCGCTTGGTACTGTTACGGTTACTGCAGAGGCATTATTAAGTACTACTACTTTACCATTATCTCCTGCAACTAGCGTGTAAGTAGTCCCTGTCTGATCATTAATCGATGCGTCAAAATCTTCTAGCTTGTTACCGCCTAGGTCAACTGTACCACTTGATACCGCGATCACATTTGTGTCTGCCGTGCCTACTGTTTTGGTGGCCGCATCGCCTAAACCAAGGTTTGTGCGAGATGTTGAGGCACTTGCCACATCGCTTAAATTATTACTTGCGACAAGATCGCCCTGGGGGGCGGCGGCTACTAAGTTTGCTACCGTTACCTTCTTGGTGGTTCCCTGTGCCGATCCGGTTGTATCTGATACATCGGTGATAGGAATAATATCCGCCACATCGGGTGTTCCGCCGAGTGAGGTTAAAGATGAAATCTTTTTATTTGCCATTTTTTATTTCCTTTTAATCGAATGCTAAAAATTGTCCTGCTTCCACTTGCAAGAAATCTGCCGCCTCGGATTGGATAACGCCATCAGGGCCGCTAGGTACTCCACTACTCGTTAATGGGCGAGGCGCACCTACATTTAAATCAAGTGTAATCATCTTACATTTTGTAGGCGATAACCGCACCACTCGTAAGCGTGACCCCGGTTATTCTGCCATAGATTGCGGTATTAGCGGATAATGTGGTTGCATCCTGACCGGTGCAAATATCTGCGATGTTATCGATGTTACTTGTCAAGCTTGCCAAGACGGTATCCTCAGTTGCCACTATGCAAAAAAAGTCTCCTGTATGTGTGGAAGTATCGTTAATATATTCGCCGCCGTTTAGTCCTAAACCTCTATATTCGTTTGCCATATCTTATATTCCTATTTGGGATGTTGTTCCGTAAGTTATAAATTCTGTGTGTTGTGTTTGTCCTTGAGCGCGTTCAAGTTTGTCCAACTCGCTAAGTAATACTGCTTCTGCTTGGGCTTGTATGGCCCCGCTTTTATCAAACTGACCATCGGTGGCCAGGTGGTCGGAGTAAGCACCTAGTGTGGCATACTCTGAGAAAATGTAAGGGAAGTCATCCCCTGCGCTGTAGTCCGCAAAGGGAGCGCGATAGAGGACATAGACAGGTGCTGTGCTTGAGCGGTCTACCAGCACAAGCTTTCCATTGCCTGCCCCGGAGTATTCAACGCGGTAGGCTAAATCCCGTGTGTTACCCGTCTCATAAGGGTCATTCTCTGTAATGCGTAAGACCTCTCCAATTGTAGATCCATAATCTAGGGTAGCAATGGTGGTAGCTGTGGCTACAGCCCCACTTCCTGCTCCGCCCGTAAATGATATCGTGGGTGGGGAGGTGTACCCTGTCCCCGAATTAGTAACAGCGGCACCATTAACTTCACCGTCCGCATTAATAGTGGCAGTAGCGGCGGCACCTGTGCCTCCCCCGCCTGCAAAAACTATTGTCGGTGCGCTTGTGTAACTTGATCCGCCTGTCCCAATGCGTACATTGCGTACTTGGATATCGGGTATCTTCTGCTCAAAGCGTACCATATCGGGCCATCTTGCCCGTTCCCATGCCAACCGCCCAAAGCGGTTAAAGCTACGCACTGCGGCGTTTGTCTCTGCGGTCACAAACGAGTCAACCCCTACCAAATAGGTGAGGTTGGTAAGCATCGTATTGACCGGGATAGTCCTCATGTGGCGGTCTGTGCGCGGAAGGATGGATTATCCCTCATAAATTCTCTTATAAATTGCTTGTCCCCCCAGCACCCACGATGTGATTGGTGCCAGCGAAAATATTCCCTTGCGGGGATTGTGGCTTTTAATTGACCAAGCCCTTCTGACTTAGCCACGCCCATCTCTTTGTTTTCCTTGCGTGCCATTTGCTCACGCATGGAAGCTTCATGTTTTTCTAAATCTACTTCATAACGCAAATAACGATCCAAGTTCTTCATGAACTGAGATCCATTTCCGTTTTTCCATTTTGGTATAAGTAGTTCTGACATTTGTAGTTGTTTGTAGTCTGTTCGTTCGTGGGGGGACCGCTACGCAGTACCCCCCACTAAGTTATGAACGAACGAGTTAAATCAACCGAATTGACCGAGATCTACGATGCGTAGACCGACAACGATCTTGCCTGCTGTGGCTGATGCGATAGCGGCATCTGTGACTTCAAGAAGTACGGATACTGCACTATTTGTTCCACCAACAGGTTGTGACTGAGCGCCTGTGAAAGCATCTCCGGTATTGAATACGGGAGCAGTCATTGCATCCACATCAAGAGCATCGATAAACTCATCGGGGTCACCCGCAGTGGTTCCGATATCAATGACGAGACTTGTTGTGCCGGCAATGGCTTCGGATTCATAAACCCCTACACACTCGACTGCACCACCCGCAGGGATGGTAGCGATGGTAGCTTGGCCACCATTGCCGATTGCTTGAAGGTCTTCGTAGGTAGCGGTATATACATGAGTAAAACCGCGCCCTGCTTCATTATTAGATAATTCTGCCATGTCTTATTTTCTCCTAGATTTTAAGGATTATTAATTAAAGTAAGCGTGTGCTTTTGGGCTATGGCAGGCGAGGCCAGCAATAACATCGCAAAAACCGCGTCTTCCACCGCCTTGGTTTTCAAGCTCGGAGTTGGACTCAGCTTTTAAGGTGTGAACTGCTACATACTCAGGGTCGATAAGTAAACCAGCGTCTCCATCAATTGTGGAACTCCCGGAGGTCCTGTTTAGAAACACGCTAGGCACTATATTTACCAAACCGAAATCTCCCTCGTAAACTGAAACAGAAAGAGTGATCTTTTTGGATTCAGCGGGTTGGGTAACCTGGAATGTACCGTTAGCTGCTGGAAGTTGGCGTGAGAAGTCACTGATCTCTTTCTTGAGTTGTGGTCCTGCAATAAGAGTCAACTGTCCACCGGGCATACCGTTGGCTTCATAAAGTTCTTGAAGAACGCTATTAAAGGTAGTTTCGGTTTGAGTTGCAGTTGTGTCATTTGCGACATTCTGTGCAAAAGCAGGAACATCAGATGGTTGACCACCTAATCCAAGCCATTTAAACATACCGCGAGTTTTGTACGGTGCGCCTGCTCCGGAATCGGCTTGACGATCCTGGGCTGAACACATTGCACTTTCCATGTCGCGCTTGATTTCACGAACGGCCTTACTTTCAGCGTTTGCGAACTCTGATGCTACACCAGCGGTGTCTACGATTTCTTGGATATCGGAAACAGCGTAGGTGCGGCGGAACTTCTGAATGTAGTTACCGATGCGAGCGCGGTTTGCGGATTTATTGTCAAAGCTTGTGACATCTTCTCCTTCATTAACTCCACCAAATTCGGGAGTCGAAAGATCATCGACTTGTACTTCAAAGAAAGTACCGGATGCAGTTGCTTTTTTGGCCATTGAAATGAATGGCGTAGATTCGGGTTCTAGTGTGGTGATAATATCACTGATATCCTCACGATTTCCACTTGTTGAGTATGATGCGGCTTTAGCCATAATTGGATTCCTCCTGTTTTTTTAAGATTGGTTTTTAAGTTTTAAATAATTCTGATAATCCGCCATCGATCCTGTTTTTTCGTACTTTGCCTTCGCCACTTGCAGAGACTTCGCTTTCTTTGCTTGCGGTGTCTTTGGCCTACTAGTTCCTGCCTCTGCACTCGCTACGGGAGCTTGTGGTTTTGGTTTAGGTTTAGATGCATTATTCTGTCTTGCCTGTACCGCTCTCATACCTTCAACCATGAGGCCAAGGGCAAAGTTTGAGTTGGGCAAGTATTCAACCATTGGCTTGTAAAGCGGTGACTGCTTTACTTGCATGAATAACTTATAGTCATCGCTCTCCGGCTCCCCAAGGAACTCAAAGGTTTGCGTGGCTTGCTGATCTGCTTGGGTGCGTTCCTGTATCCATTTCTGACGGGCAGGTGCATCCTTGCGAAGAATCTTCTTTGCGTTTGTGCGGATGCGTCTGAGGTCGGATTTGGTATAGGTCTTGTCCCCGTCTTTTACCAGGTACTCATTGCCATTGTCATCGTATTGGACTTCGTTGTCCATGCCTTCCTCCGCCCATTCTATAAGCGTAGTCATCTGCTCGACTTCTTTGGTAAGAGCTTGTGGATCTGAGATGTGGTGCAGTGCATTGTCCTTGAGGAACTCAGGCAGTTCAGTTGTTTGCGCTTGCTGGGCTTGTTGGGCTTGTGCCTCAAGTTCAGCTTTTTCTGCAATCAATGCTTTTTTCTGAGCGGTTAGTCTGCCAAACCGTTTAATCGCAGATGCGTTCAGCGATTTTGCGAGTTCGCGACTTTCCTCTTCGGATAAGTTATCCAGGTCGATATTATATTTTGAAAGAACATCAGAAGGTTGTGGAGACAGCGTATTGTCTTCCGTATCTTCGGCGGTGTTATCCTCGGTTGCTTCTGTAGGCTCCGCAGTAATATCAGCGGGTTCATCGGCTTCCTCGGTGGTGGCTTCCGGCTCTGACTCTTTAGCTTCCTTGCGTCTCAGTATCTGATCTGCAAATTCTGCCATTGAGACATTTCCATCTGCCTGCGTTTCACTGTCCACGGAATTTTCAGAGGATTCCGAGATAACCTCTTCGGTAATTGTTTCCATAATAGTCAAGGCTAAAGTAGCCTAGTGTAGCAAAATGTAGTACATCTACTATGTAGTGGCAACAAAAAAGCCCCTACGGCTACCCCATAACCGCAGAGGCTGTATAGACTAACTACTAATCTAAAGCTTATAAAACATATCGAGTTCCTCGTCTATAGCCTCAAGTTTACCCGTCATCATAAAGTGGCGATTGGTAGATTCTATAATAGGTTTGCTCTGAAGTTGCCTTATCACTTCTTCCCGCATCTCTTCCCGCATGGCAATGTATTGCTTAAAGTGGGGGTCATTCTTAATGGTGGCCAATGCGCGGACTGCTTCGTCGGCATCTATCTCGTGGTTCGTTTTTCGCTTTTTCATTTAAATATTTCAAAGGCGATAGATAGGGCGATGAACATGGTATCCAGGATCATCTCTCTTTCGAGGAAGAACATAACCAGCACAATGACCCAATACCATTCTCTTTGCAGTTCTCGCACATCACTTCCTTCGGACAGGCTTTACTCTTCGGCCCATCCCTACCTTTCTCTTTTCTGCTTTCTTCTTGGCTAACTGCGACTTGGACATTTCGCTTTTGGTCTTGGGTGTCTTCTTGGACACTCGCTTGGTGGGGCGGCAGTATTCATTCTTGCCGCCTTTGCCGCAGGGTTTCCCGGAGCGGGTATCTTCCCACTTCTCATCCTTCCAACGCTTGAGGCTTGTGCCTGCCTTTGTCTTGCGGACTTTACCTTTTGCCTTGCGGCACTTAGCGATCTGTTGAGATGCACGGGCGGAGGGAAATACCTTTACCCGCCTTTTTACTTTTTTATAGCAAGCGTCCTTGGGCATCTTACCATTTCTTACATGACCAATATCCGGCGGTTAATTTAGATTTCTTTTCATCGCACTTATGTCGCGCTCGGAAGGATTTACGCCTGGCGGGTTCGGATTTTCTAATTCGCATATTAGGGTCTCCAAAACGAACAAGGCGGACTTTATCTCCCTCCTTAGCAAGTACAGCAAACTTCTTAGATTTTCCTGCTGTTCGTTTTGGTTTATTGTAACCACTAAATCGTTCACCTCTGTAGGTTATGCTCACTTTTTCTTACCACGCTTATTGACCATTCTTTTACCGGTCTTCTTAGCGTAAGCAGTAGCCGCCGCCTTACCCTTCTTTCCGTATCCAAACTTTTTCTTACCTACCATTGGCATAATACTTATCCTCCTGTTTGTCCGAATTGTGTGGGTGCGGT